TACGATGAGGATGAAATGCCCATCTACGAAGGACAGATATTGCCAAATACAAGATAAGCTATTATGAAACCGACTAAAAAAGCGGCTAAAATGACTACATTCCGACTAAAACGACTATCAAAATGACTAAAAAATGACTAATATGAATTTTGACGAACTGGCACAAGAAGCCTTCGCAACCGCCAAGGCGCACGGCTGGCACGACGAAGAACTGCCAGACGAAACTTATCTGATGTTAATCATAACGGAGATAGCCGAGGCGGTGCAAGCGGACCGCAAGGACAGGCACGCCGATGTCGCACGCTTCAAGGAGTGCATGACGGCGATTGAGCGCACCGGCGACGACTGGTTTATGACGGCGTTCGCGGAACATATCGACGGTACGGTGGAGTGCGAACTCGCCGACACCGTCATACGCATACTCGACTTCTCCGAAGTCAAAGGCTTCGGCTTCGACAGCGTCAACACAAGGGCGCGCAGAGCATACAAGTGGTACAGAGGTAACGGCTGGGATATTGGTTACACATTTCCGATGTTTTGTTACGCCCTTATTTCAAACATCTACGACTGGCGCAAGCCTTTGGAAGGCGACCTGTCGCTTGTGCTTGAACGCCTGCTTGTTTACTGCAAGCTAAACAGCATCGACATTGACTTCTTTGTAGAACAGAAAATGAAATATAATAAACTTAGGTCATACAGGCATGGACACAAGAAATACTGACAGATATGCGCGCGAGCTTCTGTTTGAGGCCGCGCGTTTGCTTTCCATACGCTGCCCGCGTTGCGCCATGGCAAGAATCAGGCGCATTGCACGGCACGATGTGGAAACAACGGGCGTGAACTATGACCAAGCGGTAAGGAACAGAATAAGGGAGCTGGATACTCTATTGTAATCCAATATCCAAACTCATTCTAATTAAATACCACAAGGGTGCGAGGAATTATCCCCGGCACTGCCCTTGTGGTATGAAATCATCTAAAGTTGAGTTTGGTGACAAAACTTCCGGGTGCCGGGGTTTTATTGTTCCCAGCGAACAATCTACTTCTTCTTGAAGCGTCTCACGAGCCACACGACGATAAACGACAGCACTACGACAGACCCGGCGAGAGGCCAGAAGAGCTTGAGCCGCGTCTGCTGCCACCATGTGAGTGCCCTCTCCAAAGGCACCGGCGTCTGCACGCTTTCGGCCGATTTCGCCTCTTTCGCTTTCGTTTTCGTTTCATTATTGCAGCGCTCGGTATCCTTGGTGTGCCTCTCGTCGTGATACTTCTCCTTGATTAACACGTTGCCAGCCGTATCTACAACTATTACGATGGAGTCCTTAATCCTTAGAGAATCCTTGTAATGGGTTATCGTTTTCACGACCGACGAATCGCTTACGAACACGCTGTCCACCCGCACCGTCTCCACCGGCACATACTTGGTGGACTTGCAGCCTGCAAACAAACACGCAATCAATATGCTGAATATCAAGCTTTTAGAATACCGATATATAATTTCATTGATTTTTTGCATATAATTTAATGTTAAAATTGTATCATTTAGAACGTAGAGATAACAAAAAAAAACGGCAGCCCCATCTCTCGTGGAACTGCCGCCATGTTTATATTTATTATTTTATTCGTCAAAATCTAAATCTAAGAACAACTGGCTATTTTTCTTTGGAAATGCCTTGTCTAAGTTGAGCATAAACTTATCCCAATTATAATTGGATATAACAGCTATTGCATGAACAGCTGCAAGATGTTCTTTTAATTTTGGTAATCCAATCTCCCTACTTAGAAATTGATGGTGTTTATGAGACCTATTGCCGTGTCCATTCTTAGGATTGAGTTGTTCAAGCTTCGGAACTATAGGACCAAGTCTGTCATAAACAATATCTGTTATCCATTGTCCTATAACTCCCGGGCGTTGTGATGTCTTAGTCCACGTCCAATTCCTCATCTTATATATATCTTCAAAGAATTGGTCATTGAAAGTCTTTACCCATTTAGCTGCCTCTTCCTGAATGAATTGGTTAAGGAATTGCTGCAAGGCATTCTTAGCCCGTTCTTTTGCCTTGTCATATCCTGTGACTTCATCAATAAGGGCAATGATACCTGTTTTGGCAACAGCTCTTATTATAATATTGGCATTTATGATATATTGATTAGGCATATCATAGCCACTCTCACCGGCTTTAATTATTACATCGCACAAATCAACCAATAGCGTAGCTTCATAACCGTAAGTTTCTGATTGTGAGCCTCCTGCATTGTTTCTTATAAATTTAAGAGGATGTTGGATTTTGTACAAAGATGTCGTCTCTCCGGTTTTAATTTCATCCAAAAACTCTTGGATAGGGCTTGTTTCGACAAAACGTGACAGCCATGTACCACTTGATGATGTTGCGCCCAAAGCCTTTTGTATTCCTCGCCCAGAAAAAACACGTGTACCATCTTCAAGTACATAACAAGGCAATTCCAAATTGCCTATTTTCAATGGTGTCTTATCAGAACCATACTTGGCTTTAAGAACCTGTTCCTCAACAGCAACATTCTGAAAAGGCACATTCAATGCTATAGCAATTTTTTCAAGTGAACCTTTTGATGCCGTGCCGTTAGAAATCATTTTACTAATACCGACCTCACTGATACCTGATTTTTCAGCAAGTTCTTTTTGCGAAATGTCAAGTTGCTTTAATAATGATTTTATTTTATGCTCCATAAAATTTAATTTGTTTGCAAATATACAACTTTTTTGTATAACAAACGAACAATAATTAATTTTTTAACAGCAGTTCCACGATGTCAAAGAGCCCCTTTGCCAACAGGTGACGTTTTGTCACCGTTTGCGAGTTATTTCCATTTTGGAAAACACCTGCTATTGAAGATCCCAATTAAATTGAGTATATTTGCAAAGTCTTTTCTCTACGGACGGTGAGTGGACACCCCTTGCGTTACTGAAAGGCTAAGTTTGACTTAGCTCACTCGGTAGGTGCGCAGGGGATTTTTAGTCCTACTCAACCGTCAGCCAGATGTCACCCTTGGCCGCCAGCAGCTCCCCCATCAGCGCGTGGAACGTCTCCGTGCTGTCGGCCACCTTGCCCACTACGGTGTTCCTGCCCACCAATATGCAGCCGCTCGTGTCCGAAGCGTCGTTGCCCGGGTGGATGAGCACGCCATCGAAGCCGGGCACGTTCAGCAGCCGCGGCACCTTACCGCCGTATGGCCTGGCCCAAGCCCTGTCCTTGAACCTCGGGCTCACCACGCCCAACGTCACTGGGTAACGCCCCGTGGGGATGGCCGTCTGCCCGTACACCTTCAGCCGGGAAATCTTCTCAAGCGGCATGCCCGAGCCAAGCCCACGGTCGGCATCCTCGAGCGTGTCGCAGAAGTACCGCCCGTCAACGTACAGGCGGCCAATCGTATAGCCCTGCCTCTTAGCTATTCTTCTCACTTTTATTTCCATTGTCACCTCCTTTGTCTGTCATTTCCAAGGCGTCCTCAAGGGCCTCGCCGATGCCTGCGTTCTTTTTCTTTGCGATGGCAACGGCAAAGGCCTTGAAGAACCCTTTCACTGTCTTTTCCTCTATCTTGATTCCATGCAGGTAGATGAAGTGTCCGATAATGGACTTCGCCTCGCAACAAACAGCTATGATTGTTGCTATTATAGCCCCAAGCATGTAATCTACACCCAAAGGCTTAAGTATGGCCCATCCTATGAGCATGCCGAGGCACACCCAAATCAAGTAATCCACCGATTTGTTCACAGTCCTGCGCACAGCCCTTGATGTACGCCATTTGAAAGCGTGCATCCCCACCTTGTCTCCCTCCGAACGCGCCTGTTCATAACGCTTGTTGCTCTCGCCCCATCCATATCTGAAGTCGGCGAGGACACATGCCATTATCACAACGAGCAGCCACTTCGCATCGCTTATCATCGCCACAAGCTCGCTGCCCATCAGTGTGAATCCCACTGCTTTCGTTCCCGTGTTCATGCTTGCGTCTGTCATAGTTGTCTACTTTTGCTCGGATATTTCCTTAATCTCTCTAAAATTGAGCCTTGTGAAAAGTTACCGAATTATTCTACAAGAAAAATGTTTTCAATTTAGACGCAACAAATTTACCTTCAATTTCATAAGTTTCAGATTTAGGATGTGTTCCATCAGATGTGTAATGATTTTCACTCGCTACCTCACTTTCTTCAAAATCACTTTGTACACCAAGCTCTGAATAACTATCTATAATAGGAACAGATAAATATTTCAACAACTTAATTATTGGCTCGTATGTTAAATAATAACCATAATGAGTTCTATTAGCTTGTTGTACTGATGTTTTGAAGAATATCTTACATTTAGGATATTCACTTCTTAACTTTTGAATACCCCATCTTATAGATTTCAATATTGTATTTCTTTGTATATCTCCCCAATTCCCAGCAATAGCTTCATCAAATGTTCCAAGTACAGTATTAATTTTATCATTATTTTGCGTAAAATTCCAAGTATCATTAACACCTGCATTGGCTAAAATAAATATATCAGGGGTTGGAACTTTTCCTTTATTAACCAAAGATATATAATAACCAATATGTCCATATAAACAATTATTAGCGGTAGCTTGGTCAAATTCTTGTGTACCACTTTCGTAAGTTCCACCTGTATCACCAGCAAAATTTGGGTCACTTAGTCCCCAATAATCAACCCATTCTTCATTAACGTCTGGTGCCCACTGAGGATAATATGTTGTACCACTTGTATCAGATGTTCTATCCAATAACATTGCATTCCCCATTGCTATATTTTTCATGGATTTAAAATTAACTATTTTATTAGCATAAAACGGCCATGATTTTCCTAATCCACTGGCTCCCTCAGTTGTTGTACTATCTCCATCAATTCCTGCGTTTAATCCTAATAAATAAGAATTTCCTATATTATTTTTTAAATTATCAACTTCAGCTTCTAAATTAGATAACGTATCTTTAATACTATAAGATTTAATTTCAATTTTTGAGACTACAATTTTCTGACCTTGAATGGATATATAAAGTTTTGTAACTTTATTATAAGAGTTAAAAGTATGAGAGAAATCTTCTGGTGCTGCTACACTTCCAATTGAATGGACTGTTTCTAATATATTATCTTCTTCATCTGTAAGATGATAATAATACGCAGAACCTATAGAAGATGTAACTTCTACTCTAATTATAGTATTTTCAGGAATATTAGAATAAATTCCGTGTTTCGCGAATGAACCAAATTCTAAAGAAGAAGGGTTACTCATATATCCTTTTCCTTCTTCGTAATTGTTAGATTTAGATAATTCTGTCTTTGTTTCTTCTATTGTAATAACTTGTTCTTGTATTTTTTCTATATTTTCTGATGTTTGTTGTTTTAAATTATTAATATTTTCTTGTAATTCAAATAAATCTATATTTGATGGCTTTATATTTAGAAAAATAGGTTCAGCTTCATTCTTTCCTATCGAAATTCTAATTTTTGTGTTTTTAGGCAATCTAACAACCTTTCTTCCTGTTATAATAAAACCATATAGTACGTTCTCATTATCATCTAAAACAACTAAATTACAAAAACTTTCATTAACAGAAGCAAATTTAGCCTTTATGTAATAACTATCTGATGAAGAATCTGTTGTAATAACAGCGGTTGTTTTAATCCATGATATTTTAGTATTAAAAGAATAGTCTTTTGTATATAGTCCTGTTTCAAATGTTCCTTCATACGCTATTTCTCCTCTAGCAGAATTAGGTTCTGCCTGACATAAGAGAAAACCAAATTTATTTATTTCTTCTAACTCGGTAACTTTTTTATGAATTTCTCCTTTCAAGCTCGTCTCCTCGACCTGCCCCTCGTCAAACACCCCAGCTGTGTGGTCACTTGTAAACTGATACAGTTTTCCGTTGTAGTTCACCACATCCCCTGCGAAGTATGCCGTGCTTGCACTGAATACGGGGTAGTCATTTACACCTGTGTTGTCCAGCGCGTCCTTCACCGTGCCATCCCCGTAGCCTACGCATTCCGCAGATGTCCTGGGGTACAGCTTCTCGTTATCTGAGTTATATAATGTCGTTTTCTTTACCATGTTGTATAAATTTTTTAGTTTAACATTCAGTTTTCGCCCGCGGTCAATTCCTCGTCACCAACATAGATGTGCCATCCTTTTGCATTTGCGGCGGAAATCATCTCGGACGTTATGTTGGCCTGCCAACTGCTTGGGCAATAAAGATTGGCTGAATCCACAGCCGGGTTGGCCGCAACGGCATTGCCGTTCGAGCCATCGTAAACCAAATCCGGGTCTCTTGCCGTAAGGTCTATCAAGTTGGCGAATAGATACTCTATGCTGTCTTTGTCAAGCGAAATAAGATTACCGTGCACTATACCATCCCCAGAGGTCGAGCCGTCAAAGTGCCAGTTGCCATGATTAAGACCCTTTACCCTGACGTCAGCAAGCGCCGTGCAATTGTTGAACATGTTCTGCGCGTCGTTTGGGCGCACATACCTGATGTCAAGCACAGGGTCAATGGTAAGCAGTTTATTGCATGAGTTGAACATGTAGTGGCCCGAATGGAGAGTTATTACATTGTAGCCTGAAAACCTGTCGTTACTGGATTCGCTACACCTGTCGATTTTCGTCAGATTGCTGCATCCGTCGCAGTAATAAGCTGTAAGATTGTCAGTTACCATTACAACTACTTCCCCAATAGTCATTGGGTGAAGTGCCATGGAAGCATAATTGAATATACCCGGTATCTTCTCAATGCCACTATATTCAAAGCACCCTGACATGTCGCGTCCTTGCAGGAGGTAAGTGGTGGTGATGGTCTTTAGATTGGGTGTGCTTTTAAATAAAGTGTTTAAACTCGTGACTCTGTTGTTGCTTTCAATGCCCTCATCATCGACATAAGTGAAGTTGATTTCGCTCAGCAGTGTATTCTCGAACATCCTTTCAGCGGCAATGTTCCCGCCGTTAAGGACTTTGATGGTTATTGCCCCATCTATATTGCTGTTTTGGAATGTGCCGTTGATTTTATCATAATCCGTATTGACTAAATACATTCCGATATTAGACGCATGTTGCTTCACGGCATTCCAAAAGTCGCCATTTGACGCGTTTATGTTGAATGACACACGACGTTCGCTGTTCCCGAAAAGATTTTCAAAATCAACGGGAACAGGTACAATAATATTGTTGCCAAAGCTGATGTCCTTGACGATTTGGACAGCTGTAAAATCATCAGTGGCGACTTCCTTGACGTACTTGTATTTTTTCAGACAGTTATCGATGGTCTTATCCTTGTGATATACCTGTGTGTCGCCGATATAGGCGTCCCATGATTCAACGGATGAGTAATCTATTGCAGCGGAAGCGTCTACGACATCGAGGTCGATGGTCAGCGGATGGTCGCTTATGTCATATACGCGATATGCTCCATTCGAGTTGTCCATATAATCAGTGGCATTTTGCACTCCCCCGAAAATACCAATGCAGATGCCGCGAGCATTGGCAACGCCCATGCCAGGAGGAATTACACCATCATTAATAGTATGGTCTCGGTTATCACGAATGCCATAGCTACTATCTCTGTTAAAGTCGTAAGAAGCATCTCCATATTGGTTAAAACTTTCAGTATAAATACCACAGCCGGTTACAACAAGACCCTGTACATATTTCCCGCTTGAATTTTGGCCGGGATACCAAACTGTTCCCCAAGAAGTGCCATAAGCAGGAACAAAACCCGTAACCTCTTCAAGATTATCGGCATTAGCTTTTATTACGTTTCCATTGAGATAAGTAATGCCTGTAACCCTGACCGTGTTGTTAGCATAGTCCGCTTTGGTAGCAGAGCTCCACTTACGTCTTATTCCCCAAGTGTCAATTTTAAATTTCTTGATAAGAAGTTTTCGTGTCGTGACAAATTCAACCCCCCAGTCATCATTTATCTCCCACTCACCCGCAGGGGCTTCTGTACCCCAACCACTTGTACTTTTAGGAACAAGTGAGCCAAAATACATAAATTGGTTGGCCATGGGTTGGTATGGCCTTGCAAACATGATGGCATCAGGGTTTTCGCCGCCTATTTTCAAGTTTTTGATGTCAGCCATAGCCCTAACCCCTTATAATGTACACCGTGTTATCATCTGGCTCTTCCGGCAGCACCGTGACAACCTTCACCGATGCCACGCCGTCACCTGTCAACGCCGCGTCAACCTTCGCCTTGTCTTCCTTGCTCATCAGGCCGTCGGCAGACGGGGTGGCGTTGCTGTATGCTATGTTAACTTCCGCCACCTTCTCAAGCACGGTAGTATAGCTACCGCCAAGTGCCGCCTTGGCCACCTTGGCATACACACCATTGGTGAACCCTACGGCGGGAGCTATCGAATTGGGAACGCAAACGAATAAATTTCCGTCCTCATATTCTTTCTTGCCGCCACCATACCGCTCGTTCCTCGGCCAATTGGAGTAGTATTGCCCATCGGATGTCTTCGCGGCGAATTTCTTGTTATGGCTTGACCAAATGACGCGCGTGAAATCCATGGGAGTACTGTCCAAAATGGTTATCTCACCCTCCTCAATGCCATCAAAGACAAGCATTGATGAAGACGCAGAACCACCCGGTACATTCACCACGAGCTTGCCGTCACCATCTTTCTGCACTGGGTATGTGCGCCCTGTTTCTGATTGCGGCTCCCCTGCCGCTATGGCTTGCACGACATCGCTGCCAAGCTTCACCGTGCCATATTTGGTTGACGTTGCATAGGGCGGCAACAGGTTGGCAACGGACGGAATGACAATGTTCTTCCATTCCGACCACGTGCCCTGCGGTATCGCTGTAGTCTGTTGAATCCCATAGCTTCGGTAATATATGTAAACCTCATCGTCATTGTGCGTCAACCATGTACCTGGCTCGGTATAATGCGTAATGAATACTTGGCTTGCTACATGCGTCATGTTGTCGGAGAACATCTGTAGGATGCCAACCACAACACCATTCTCGGTAAGCCTTACCTTGTATATACTGTCACCGCTGCCCGTGACTGCTGCGACGGTCAAGGTGTCAAGTTCTGACAACAATATGGTAGGTATTGACGCGGTGACGGTTTCCGAGTCGTCACCTCCACTACCGCCAGGAACATCGTCTGTTTCGCCCAAGTCTCCGTAAGTGACCATTGCCTTCTCAACGGTCGTGTCCTGAAATCTAATCTGGGCGGAATCGGCAACGATGCGCTCCGTGGTTGCCGCGTTCAATTCTCCCGCAATATCTATTTTTGCCATGTCTCAGAAAATTTATTATGAAACGACTATTGTGAATGCTTGTGCCTGCAATGCGTTGCTGCTTCGGTAGCACTTGTAGCCGCCTAAGCTTGTGCTGCCGCTTTGCGCTGCCTCCATCGGCACGTCAAACCCATTGAGAGTCACCTTGTTTATTGTCATCGTCGACGGCACACACAGCCACATGTAATGGCCCTCGGTGCCGTTGGTGAGTGTGTAGGTGCCGCCGGGGCTTGTCTTTATTGACTGCTTGCCGAGCGATGTTATGTTGAGCGCGCTCGCCGATGTGGCCGCCGCGAACCCGAAGTACATGGGCAATACCATGTTTACAACAGCCGAGCCCGTGACGGTCAGCCCGTCAGCCGTGGCCGAGAGGTCGTACTTTGTAGAACCCTTGGTGTTGACGCTCACCTTTTGGCTGCCGGGGTTGGCCGTGCCCGAATATATGCTGTTTCTGCCCTGCTTCACCGTCAGGCTCGTAACTGTTGCGTTCGCGCCCTTGCGCTTGACCGTCCAGCTCAATGTGGTTTCCTGGGCCTGCCCTGTGTACTCAATGACCGACGGAGACGCGGAGAATGAGGCCGTGAGTGGCCACATGGCAACATCTATTTCGCCGAGTTTGTCGGTAATGTCAACAAGTACACCGCCAACTCTTGTTGCCGTATTCTCCCCGACCTGAGTCGCATTCTGCACAAGCAGGGCTCCTGTTCTGATTTCTGCTATTTCCTTTGCCATTATCCAATCGCTTTAATTTTTGCACGTGAATTTTGCAGTGGCTTTATTGTCTTATCCACACTGTGTTTTTTCATGTATTCAAGACAATTTGCCATATATATCTCAGCAATGTTCATCACGTCGCTGTATTGCTTGTGGCTGTCTTCTACATGATTCCCATATTCATCATTGTGACGCATATAGCCTGCACGTGTTACAATGCTACCATCAGAGCGCAACATCTTGGCGTAGACGTAATATGCAAGCGTGGCTTTCAATCCCTTGCAATACTTCAACACTTTCTTGCCGTCGCTGCATCCACATTCCTCCGTATCCTCGTATTCGCCGCCTTCTATTAGTGTCGTACTATTAAAGGTCACGTCAAACGTATCATCGAATGCGCTCTTGCCAAGGGCGGCCTTGAAGTTGCCGTAGCCTATGGCTGGAATGATGAATACGTCCTCGCACTCGTCGATGAACTTCATTACCTCATCATCGTCAAGGTGTATGCTTACTGGGCGTGCCAATGTGGAAAACTCCTGCGGCGTGATAAGATGCTCATTCCTCATTCTGATTCCTCCCTCCTGCCATTATGTAACGCAACGGCTCAATCGTGAAGTCGGCGGAGGCCATCGCCTTGTCATGCCAGTACGTAAACAACCTGCTGAACGCCCTTGATATGAAGCGTTGCTCGTTGGTCACCTCACTGGCGTAGTATTCGTATGCGTCCTGCATCACCTGACCGCTGAAGCCGAGCTTGCCTATGCGTATGGCGTAGAACAGCTCTTGGTGGAACTGCGCGTATATGCGCTCGGTCACGCTGTCGTCCGTCACGCTGAACTCCTTGTCATAATTTCTCGCCGGGAAACTTATCACTTGTGGAACGTCTTCGTCGTTTTCAATCTCTACAAGCATGATTTTGCCCGCATTCTCGTCGCCCTGGAACTTTGACAGGTCGTCAGCCTCTATCATGCTGCGTTCATGCTTGCCGTCTTCGCCAGAAGGATTTGGCGCACCTTTCTTCGCTATAAGCATGCATGACACGAGGAAATTGTTGCGCACATTGCGGTACTTGATGTTTCCAAGGCCTTCATCGGTGGATATTTCGGTGATTGCCGCGTCGTATATGGGGGTGGGGTAAATATTCTTGCCATCCATGCTGCACCACATCACCTGCCCGAGGTACTTGTCTATGCCGCCAGCCGCCTCAATCTGCAACGCCACCACTTCCGGGTCGGGATTGAATACGTTAATGCGCTTTATATTGTCTTCCGAAACCGTTAGCCTCACGCCGCTGTGCTTCTTGTGCCCCGTCCAGTCGGGATGCACGAGGATATGTCCGACATAACCTGCATCGTCGTCCTCTTCAAGTCTGCACATCTCGAACGGTATGAAGCTAATACCCGTTATCTCGCACAGCACGTTGTAGTTGACGTGCAGGGCAAAGCCGCTGAACCTCGCAATGTCCCCGGCTATGTCGTGCAGCAGCTCGTCAAGTGTCGTGCCCATGCGGTTGACGATAACTTCCGACAATTCCGTATCGTTGAAGCCGTTGCCCTCTATGAACTTGGCATATCTGCCAATGCACAGTTCCGCCGTTCCGCTCGCCGCCGTTATTCGTTGCAAATGCTGCGGATATAGGTTGTCATAGCCGTAAGTCTGCATATTGTACAGACTGGAATAATCCACGTCAATCCTCGGCTTCGGTTTCTTGGCAGTCTTTACGTTCATTTCACTTGTTTATTCGTTGTTTTTCTTTGCCTTGGCGGCTCTTCTCAGTGCTCGCCTTGAATTGTCTGTCGGGTTGGCATCCTTTGTTTCTTGTGGCCTGCCCTCCAGCTTTGACGTAATCCGCTCGCACAGATTCGCATTTTGCGGGAACATGGCGAGGTATTCTTCCGCCACTTCGTCCGTGAGGTTGTAATTTGTATATATCTTGCCTCGCCTGAAGTTCGGGCAATGAATGATAAAGCCAGCCCTTAGCCTGTAATTGCAGTTCTCTCGCATCTTCCCTTCGCGTTTAAGGTATGTATAGATGCGTATAAGAGCATCGTGATAGCAGTTTTGACACGAGGTAGGCTTCATGCGCTCAAGGAACACCGCTTCATACAACTGCTCTATACGCTGTTTGTCGGATGTTGAGAACGGGGTGTCAAACCTCGTCCTCAACTCCATTGAAATGTTAACGGCTTCTTCGTAGGTCATTCCGCAGCTGTCTTTAAGCTCTCATATAGTGCCGCTGTGGCCTCTGCGTCGGTCTTGAACAGGAACATCCCGCTCTTGGGGCTGTTGTTCTCTGTCATCGTCATCAGCCAGCCACCGTCGGTATCCTCCGAGTACTTCTCGTTTGTGCCTTCGCTTGCGGTGCAACCTTGGTTATAGCCGTATATTTGGTACTCCGCCCTGCCGTCGGCTCCTTTCGCCTTGTTGCGTAGGATAAGCACAAACGAACCGTTAGACAGCGGGTCAATGATGTCTGCGCACACTTCGGGGGTGTTGGCCGGAACGAATATCGTAACGCTGTGGTTCCAGGTATTGCGGTAAGTGCCTACTTGCAGTTCGCTCGTCGTACCGCTGAAAGGAGTGCTCCCCATCTGCACCACCTCGTAGGCTTTCTTGCCTGTCTTCAGCACAAGTCCCTCGATGATGTTCTTGTTGGTTGCATTGAATGTGGTCTGGGAGAAGTCTATGTCTGAACGGTTGATTATGAGCCCGTCAGATTCCAGCCCTCTATATACCAAATCCTCGCAATCAAAGTTGATGTCTTCTGATATAAGATGCTCACATAGATTAGCCATTGTCTTGAATTTAGAATGTTAGATAATGGGGTATGCCCGAAGGCACACCCCGTGATTATAATTAATATGCCACGTGAACGAGGTCTTCCTGTGGAATCATTGTACCGAGCTTTCCTGTAGCGTAAATGTACTGACGGCGTTCCTTGCGCTCGAACCAAATGTCGAGGTTCGACACAACGTCGTTCTGGGGTGTGCCTACAAGCAGGTTGCGCGGGTTTGCATAGACGGCTCGGAATGGTTCGTTCCAGGCGGTCGCTGTCTTGAAATAGGTATTAATCATCCAATCCCAAGTGTCAAAGGCCGCAATGGTAACACCGTTGTACTGCGCTGTGCTGAATCCATTGAACACAGTGTTCCACGGCATAATCTCCTTGTAAGTGTGCTTGATGTCAAGTGTCAGCGCGTCGGCGAATTTCTTGTTCATCATGAGTATTGCGCCGCCGTTGGCGTTAATCCGGCTGTCGGCATCCATCAGAATTGTATCAACGAGCTTGGTGGCGTAACCATCGGCACGCATTGCCGTTGTCTGTGTGGCGAATGTTGTTTCTTCATTAGCCATAATTGCCGTTTTCTGTGATTCATTCTCAGTTGCGATATTGAACAAACGTTTCCACAAACCGTCGCAGGTCGTGAACAGGGTGATGTCTGTGCCGTCAAGCAGCTGGCCGCTTGATGTCTGTGTCTTTGCAGCAGTATCCCCGAACCAGATGAAACGCCACATCATGCGCTGTATCTGGGTGCGCAGCAAATCAAGGTAGAGAGCCATGAACTCTGTGCCGGTAAGGTCGCCTATCTCGGTGCCGGTGCGCAATGAATACTCAGCTATCGTGCCCTCAAGGTCTTCATAGCATATCTTCAATGGGATAGACCACTCGCCAATTTCCCAACGCTTCTGCTTGTTGTCTATGCCAATGTCCTTATAGGTGGGGTCGCAGCTTGCACCGGCGTTGCCTACCGCTCCCATTTCACCAATGAGGGCAACCGGGTCGTTTGCCTTTGCATATACAAGCGTGACGAAACGGCGGAAATCCTCACTCTTTAAGAGCTCTACCACAATCGCGTCTCTCAGCGATTGAATGTTTTCTTTTTCAAGAGGTATGTTTTGAAAATACTTAGCCATAACTTACTTTCCTTTCTTGTTGCTTACTTTCATTTCCTTGTATTTTGCCAAGATGGCCTCGGTGGTGATGCCTTCTGCGCGTTCTGATGCCTGCCTGCCGTTTGGTTGCCGTTTGGCTGGGGTGTAGTCGCTCGTTATCTTTGCGAGCACCTCGATGCCTCCTGCCATCTTCACGGCATTGAGCACCTGCAAGTCCTCCACCGTGCGGGCGTTTTTCTCCGCTTTCTCAGCTCTCGCCGTCAGCTCCTCGTTCTGTTTCTCCAAGGACTTGACACGCTGCAGCAGCCCCTGCATCTCGGTGTCCTTGGCGGCTTGCGCCCCGTCGTCCTTGTCTCCTTTCTTGCCCTCACCGCCGTCTGCGGGCTGCTCTATGGCAGTGATGACACCGTTCTCCACGACAATAGTCTTGCCGTCAGGCATTAGGTGACTGCCGTTTGGCGATGCCACGTCGCCCACTTCCGGCTCCCCGCCATCGCGCTGGATGTCAATCTTGTCGCCTGATACTGTGTTCAATTCCATGCCCTCGATTTCGCTCTTCTCAAAATCCTCAAGGGTCTTGAAGCCCAATTTAGCCAATAGCTTGTCAAGCTTGGAGGCTCGGACTTCCACTTTCTCGTCTTTTTTGTCCATACTTTTGTCTATTTGTGTTCTTTTGCTTGATGCACTCATTGGCGGCAATATTTCGCCGATAATGCCAAGTTCTAGGGCTTTGTCCGTGTCTATGTACTTGTCTTCGTCCATTAACGCCTGTATCTCGTCTGCCGAGCATCCGCAGCGTTCCACGTATAGGTTCTTAATCCTGTCTTGTTCCGCCCGGAGGTCGTCAGCGTATTTTTGCAAGTCGTCGGCTGTAACTGCTGCACCAAGCCCCCACGGGCATATCCACGGATTATGTATGCATATGTGCGCATTCTTGTATGCCCTGCGGCGCTCCTTTGGCGCAGCCATCAGTACCACGGTGGCCATGCTGGAGCAGTTGCCCTCAATTGTGGCAGTTATCTCCTTGCCTGTGGCACGGAGGCCGTCATATATCGCCCAGCCCTCTGTCACGCTGCCTCCATCGCAGTGCAGCCGCAGGTCTATTTTGTTGTCATCCTCTGGAATGCTTGAACAGAACTCAGCTATGTCTTTGTAGCAGACACCCTCTGCATCGCCCCAATACTTCGCGAGCTTCTTGTCTTGCTCCGTCTGTATGTCGTTGTATATCTTCAGTGTTGCCATATCCGTCTTTTTGCAACGCAAATTTAACAAAATAGAATAGGATTATTGGTAGAATGAGCGGTTTAACGACTTTCAATAATTGAAAGTAAAGGGTTCTAAATGTAGGGAAGTGAACTACCCATGAGCTAAAGACTCATGGGTAGTTCACCAAGGCATATCGAGCTGGCATATGGCATAAGTCCATACGGTGAAGAGGCGGCGTATCTTGCTGGGGATATCGGCCAAAGAATGTTCCCCGTGGCAAAGAATTTCATTTGTGAACATTGCAGGAAAGCGTTAAGGCCATGAAAGAAGACTACATCGATGCATTGATAAACAAAGCAGACGGCAGAAGTCACAATAACTCATGCCGTCTGCTAAGCGTCATATACTGGAACATAGGCTTATAGACAGATGTCTTCGCAGAGCCGCTTGATGACGCGGTACACGGTAGTCTCGCCGATGCCATATTGCTGTGAGAGGTAGAATACAATGTATGCGTATTTGTGCCCCTCGCGTTTCATGCGGTTATACTCCTCGACCATACTCACGAACTTGTAATCAGTGGGGCTAATCCCGTTGTCTGCGAGCACCTTGCATACGCTGGCCGACGCCTTCAGCATCTCGTACTTCTTCATACGCGGCCCATCCTTTCAATTACTTCAACGCGTTTGCTCACCTTGTTAATCTCCTCTACGCTCACCACCGGGCGGGGCATACGTTCCATCCCCTTTGCTATAGCGGCTGCAAGGAACTCCTCCCCGATGGCCGGTGTTGGCTCTCCCGGCGTTATTGGTACGCCACCCCCAAGTTGATTTAATGTTGACAACAACGGAGCGAACATACCTGTCGCACGGGCCGTCATCACACTTTCTCCGTTTGACAACATTGCCGGTATGCTGTCGCTCGTGCCGGTTCCCGGGCCACTCACCAAACCACCCGTGGCGAACTTGGCCGAATTGATAATAGAAGAGGCCGAGGCCATGGCGGAGAGTATTTGGGCGATAACCGTGGCTATGGTGGCAAATCCCCAAGGCTTGCCAGCATTCGCAGCTATGGCTTCTGATATTGCCTTACCTGTGTTGATTGCCACGGTGGCCAGCGCGAGCGTCTTTGACAACGCCGTCAACGCCTTGCTCTCATTGCCGAAAGCCTCCAGTGCCTTTGCCGCCGCATTGGTAAGTTGCCCGGCGGCGGTGTATTTCTCTTGCTCTATCTTCAGGGCCTTGGCTGCCTCTGCCTTTCTTTGCTTTGTCTCCTCCTCGGAAAATTTCTTTTCCAGCGCCAAGCGTTTCTGGTTGAACGCCTCGCGCAGTTCAAACAGCCGTTGGTTGCGCTCCTCTTCGTTCTCCACCTCGCTCATTATCCTCGCCTCGGCTTCCACCTGCTCTTGTTCCAACATTTGCCGTCGCGCTTCCTTCTGTTTCTCCCAATTATCCCCAGCGGCAACAAGTTGCTGTTCAATACGTGTTCTCTCGTTCTCGATGTCCTTGAACATCTGCTCTTCGGCCAGTTTGTCGAGTTCCTTGTTCTTCAGCTGCTCCAGCGTCACCACCTGTTCGTTCATCGTCTTTCGGTTTTCGGCGGTGAGGTTGTTTTCCGTGGCCAGCCGCTCTTTTATCTCCGCTATCTCACGGTCATATTTTGCAGCTACGATTTTTCTGCGTTCGTCATATCCCTTGGCCACAATGTCGGCGAGCTGGTCTTGCAGCTCTTGCAGGCGTTCGGATTCCTCGTTTTCTTTCGGGGCTCTTTCGTTTGCGTCTGTCTGTTCTTGTTTTAGTTGCGGCTTGGCCATTTTCTCTGCTTCTTTGTCATCATATTCAAGACGGCCCATGGCATCTGCGGCTTGATTGATATATCCCGTATATCCTTGCATCTGTTTTTCTATATCAGTGACATTTTCCTTATGTCGCTCTAACCGCCCGGATATCTTGTCATACTCCTCAACAATGTAACCGAACAACTTGCGATATTCTCTGTACATCTCTACCGTGGCAGCCCGGGCAGCAGGACTTGTCATGTCGTCGCCAAATTGTTCATTCAATTTGCGTTGGTTCTCTTGCCGGTATCTGATGGCTTGCTCATAAAGTTGTTGGTTCTTACGTATCCAATTGGCATCTGCATTTGCCCCACGCTGCTCTTGGATTTGCCTTCCAGCAAGTTCATCAATGCGTTCCTGTGCGGCACGTGCCCTTGCGGCGGCCATGATATCATTAGTAAGCTGACGATAAGCGGCGGATGCGTTACCAGCAAGAATCTGCTCTTTTGTCAGGTTTTTAAAGTAAGCAGGATATTCCGTCTGCAACTTTTTTACAGCCGAAAGGCGCGCTTCCATAGACAAGTTCACGTTGCTGACTTGGGAATACAAGACGCGGAGTTGTCCTATTTCCTCTCCTGCTCTTTTACGAGCTTCAACCATGGCCGAATTATACCGATTGACCTCGTCGGCCAATATGCCTACTTGCTTTTTTGCATTGAACAGATTACCTATCCATTTGACTATTTCACCACCATATACGGTAAGCAATGTGACGCCCACCGATATTGCGGTATTCCATGAAAAGAATGCCCCTGACAATGCCTTCCATATTGAGACACCAGCCCTCCCCTCGGCTGCGGCTGCCTTGTTGGCTTCACGCAGGCGGTTTATCTCGTCAACGAGCATGGGGATGTTGTTGCTGATGGCTTGAAAAAACGTGTTCATGCTCATTGCGGCATTAGGCATTTCCCTCAATATCTGCTGGACGCTCATGTTAAGCCCGTTGAAGCCGCTTTCATAGTTGCCAACATTGCGGTAGAACCTGTTGGTCTCTGCTTCCGCCTCCTTCAGCTCCTGAGACACCTCCATTATCTGCTTGCGCAGATTTTCGCCCATCTCACCCTTGCGCATTTCACGCCCCAACTGGTCGTATGATGCCGTTAGTCTGGATAACTGGGCTCTCAATGATACAAGCGAACCCTCATTTTCTCTTTGCTCCTTGATGTTATTCTGATATTCCCTGCTCAATGCCCTTATGTCGGCTTGGTACGCCTTGACCTGTTCGCGGTTTTGCGCCATGGCAGTGTTGTACTGCTGCTCGCTTATCGTTCCCTGCTTCAGCTCGTCCTTCAGTTGCTGTTGCTCGGTCTTCAGTTGATTGATGGCCTGCGTATATTTCGCTATGCCCTGCACGGCTTGGTCATAACGCACACGTATCTCTATTATCTTCTGCTGGTCTGTCTGTGGCATGATATGTTCTCCTTTATTTTGCTTGTTTAATCTCTAACATCGTTACTTCCGACGTTCCGTCTTCGTCTGTCTCAATCTCCATCACGGCGAAATATGCGCCATATTGGGCAAGGTACACGGGCCGCGTCTCGTCGAACTCCATTATCTCAATATCAGAAAGCGACATCGTTTCCTTTATCACTTTGGCCTGTTGCAAGGACGCAGCAAGGTTCTTATACTTCGAGTTGATGATTTTCTGCATATCAAAGTCAAACCGCAGGTCTGCACGCCCGTAGTTGTCAACAAGCCGCATGATGCGCGGCTCACAATCCACCTCTTCGAAGTCGTTGTCTGAATATCCAGTCTTATGGGAATCCCACGAGACAATGGGGATTATATTCCCATCTGAAGCGGCAAAAGGGAACTCATAGGCATCTGTGGACGCATCCAGCAGTTCGTTGGATATGCTGATACAACCGTCGTAATTGCCTTTTACCGTTTCGTCCTCTTTCCACTTGTACCATGTCTTTTGAGCGTACCCGTCCATGGTGTACTCCATTTCCCGTGGTTTGTTGTCCGCGTCTTTGGCCACAAGCTTGCCCGTCCAGTCTATCGCCATGGAAAAATCCCACACAGAGTCGAATGAAGCAAAGTTGACACTGCCCGCGCTGTCCACCTGCCGGGGAAACGTGCCGGTTATGGCGCAAAGGAATTTCACGAGCTCTATGACCTCTATGTCGGGAAGGTTCATCACCACTGGGAACAGCCCGCCGACGGGCACTTCGTTGTCGCCGTAAGGGGTTGCCGTTATGCCCATCGAGTAGGAGCCATTAGGCATATTGGGATTTTCCCCGTTTCTCAGCTCGAAAGTGACAACATCCCCCTGCTCAAACTCTATCTTTCCTGCCCCGGCGTAAGCCACGTTTATAAATCCGCTCGAAATTTGGTCAGAATAGGCGACGGCGGGCCCGTCATTTCCTATTTGGTATTCGTTGCTGTTGCCATCGGTTCCTGTCACTTTGATAGTCATGACGCAATCCCAATAAATGTAAGTGCCGGGAATTGTCCCCTCTTCTAAGTCTGAAACCGTTCTGAGCCAATTGGCGATGGCATCTACGTAGAAAGTGCCACCGGACTTGGCCGTAAGAGATGTGACGGCTTTTTTACTTACATCGAAAAGAATGCCCCCACGCCTTACTATAACAGGCATTTGTCCGTAGTCTGTCATGGCTGGGAACACCAACTCGACAATGCTGTCCTTGAACGTTTTTTCATCAGCCTCATTGCTCAATATCGGTATTGCGAGACTGTCTATGAGTGACTTTGCCTCGCCATCCCAGTTGAACGCCACGCCTAATTCAGCGCGTATCTTGCCAAAAAGCCAGGGAAGTGTCACCGCCGGGCGCGTAAACCTTATTTTTGTGTCATAGTTCAGCTCTTCCCACAATTCCACGCCTATGGGGTTGTAATGGTAGACAAAACTCCTCCTGTTCACTTTGACATCTGGAGCTGGGAGCGAGAGGGCATTGATTACTATGTATGAGGCATCATAGCCCGGTACCAACTCCAGCGATTGAGTCCCGCTCACGGGCAATCCGCTACCAGACATACGGATAACGTTGCCTCCCTCGTCAAGGAAAGCCCACAAGGGGGCTTCGTCGCCTCTTTGTGCCTTTAAAATGCCTACGGTGTCTCCTACGTTGACGCGGATAACAGCATGGCGATAGTCCGTCTTGTCCGTGTCAGGCTGGAATGTGCAGGTCTCCCAAAGCATGGCTACAGGGAAAAGACCAACGGAAAACGTAACTTTGTTTATGTTGTTGGCCTCCAGGGAACCGCCAGTTGAACTCCAATCGTAATCGCTTTGCAACAGCAACGAATTGTAAAACGGCCAGAAGTAACCACGTTGCACGGCCACTTCATATTTGTCTGGAGTGTGGTATTGCTCCGTTTCGATATATGTGTCATTGGACAGCCCGTTAATCGTCACATTGTCATCTATGACCTTTTGCAGGGCAGGGTAAAGCCCCCAAAGTATGCTTATCTCTATGTCATCACCGATGGACATCACCGCCGCCCGTCCGTTTTTAATCAGCTGTACGCCATTACGGAAGAACTGTGCAGTGTGATATGCGTACGGATATGTAGACCCACCGTTCTTCACCAAGTCTGCATGCCCTATGATGCGCTGGTTGCGCACCGTCTTGGGCAACTTCACCGTGTATGTGTTGTTGCTCACTATGTCCGTTATGTCTCGGAACAGGTTGCTTTTGATGCTTAGCGTTACTTTCGTGTCACAACTAAGGTCAACAAGCTCACCATCGATATAAAGCCGTTGGTCTGTCATAATGTAGCCAAGTTTACAACAGGTAATGTCAATTCAAACTCGAAGTCTTGCAGTACAGACGCGCCCCTGGTGAATGTGTCAGCATTGATGGACACAGGCACCCATTCTGCCACCTCGCCATCCCAGCTTGCCATCATATCGACAACCGGGCTGCCGACAAGCCCCATCAGCATCTCCCATGTGGCAGCATCAGCCAGCGGCGCGCAGAGCTTCACGGTGTCTTCCCTTGTATAGCCGATGCGACGGCCCGCCAGGCCTTGGTATCCGTAAGACTGGTCCCATGCAAGCAGGTTGTTGCGCATGAATGTCTCCGAGGCTTCTGTCTTGACGCTTGCCTTGCCTTTCTCAAACAGGTAGTAACAAGACATCCCTGTGCGGTCTATCCATCGCAGATAAACGCCATCTGAGCATACCGGCCTTACGTTGATGCGCGCTTTCTTGGTGAAAGTTCCATCTGCAAGCTTGGAGAACGTCAGGTCGAACACATCGGTGAACGTGGTAGGAGACAAAGTGCCCTTGAAGTCGTACACATCATAAAAGCCTTGTGCAGAGGGCTTGGGTAGGGTGATGTCATATACACCCTCACCGTCAAGTTCGACAAAGCTTGTGGCCATGCCATCATTGGCAAAGAGCACCGCCCCCTTCTGACCATCGTTGTAGAAGCCTATGGTGAATGGCAACCCTTGGAAATATGTCAGTTCCCGATAGCCGTTATAAGTCTCCCCATAGTGCAGGGCACCCCAGATATAGAAAGTGGTGAAGCTGAACTCGCCCGCTCCTGCCGTCACTTCGACCGTCACTCTTTTGCCGAGCGGAGACTTTGTGCTCTCGTCCGTATAGTCGATGCCATCAAACTCCGTGTAGTCGAACATCTCTTGCACGAACGCCCGGATGTCGGCGTACACTTTCCCACCGAGCGCGTCATAAGTGACCGTGCGCCCTCCTATTTCCACAGCCATTCTCTCGACGTTCTCACCCGTGGCCACCAACAGACAGGGATTGAACGCAAATCCTATCTCATCAGGATATTGCAATGTCACGCCATTGCTAACCATTGTCCTCATGTCATTCTCCTATGTTGTTAAGTGGAATCATGTCAGTAACGTCCACTATGGCCGCAATCCTTGCCGTTATCTTGGCCACGGTAGACGGTATCTCGTTTGTGTATATGTCAGACCGCCCGCCATTGCGGAACAGGCGGCTGCCACGTTGCGAGATGCTACGGGATATGGCGTATGCCATGCTGCGGTCTGCTCTCTCTTGCGTGGCATTCCCGCGTATTGTGCCATGGATGCCCTTGTCTTGCATCCATTGGTATATTATCGAGCTGAAGCGGTATGGCACGCGCCCGGGCCTACGGCCTGTCTCCAGCACGCCGAACGGCATGGACTGGGTGCTTATCAAGGCCGCGCTGTCGCCGTCGGACACAACTTGCAAGCTCCTTATGGTGCGTCCGCTCGCAACTGCACCGGCGGAAAGCATATTTGCAATAATCCTCTGTTTAAGTCGCTTAAGCTCGTCCGAGGCGAGCAGCACAGCCTTGTCTATGTCATATATTTTGTCCATCAGCACGCCCCCCGAAGCTCTTCCAGTTGCAATTCAAGGCATACGCCCGTCACTATCGTAGACAACTGCTCACATATTACCCGGTACGACACACGGCCCACCGGCGCAAAAAAACCGCTTCCCTCAATAGCGCGCAGAAACCGTGCCGCAGCTGCCTTCATGCGGTTGTAGGTGGCGGCGTTGTCTTCCCCGTTGGCATTGCGCGGTACTTTGTCGACAAACGCAATGGACAGGTTCTCGGCATCACGGCTGCGCCCATTGTGTATCTCCATCGTGCCGCTGACCGGCAGGACGCATATAACGGCAGGCAACGCCATCCTGTCCAACGCTGTGTCCGCGTCATACCAGTTCTCGAACACGTAGCTGAACTCCGGCAGCTCACTTGCGCACACCTCTTTGATTTTTCCGTCTATACTCATCGCTTATCACCTCCTGCAACTTCTTGTTGAACAGTGTTTTCTTCTCGTCCATGTCAAGGCACTTGTACACCCGCATCCACGGCACGGGCAGCACGTCGTCATGGTTCGTTATGCCCATGCGCAATGCGTACCAGTCGAGCAGACCGAACATCCCGAAGCTCAGCTTGTCGATGCCCGCCTTCTTCTCACGTTCCGTCGGCGCGGCCTTTGAACGGGCGAACAGCTTGATGACCTTCTCCAACTCACCTTGTACCCATCCACAGAACATCACCACGTCAACGGCGCGTGCCTTGTCCACCTCCTTGCGCCCCATGCCAAGTATTATGCGGCATATCTCGTATATGCTTCCATCCTCGCCTGGCAGCGTGGATAGCTCAAGCAACTGGCCGATGGACAATTCATTAAGGTTGTCTGGTACATTGTGCCGCCCTACCATGGCTGGCCGGGAGCACTTCTCCAGCTTGAACCCCGTGAACGGGGCAACCTTAATCCAATACCCAAACTTTGTGTTTATATCCATGCTTACACCTCCATAACTACAGCCTTGGCTGCCCCTGTATGCCTCACCCTTAATTGGCGCAAAGCAACGTATCGGACGGCATCCACGCCGTGATTGAATTTGTCTATTGGCTTGTTCAGTTGCTCGCCGTCGCGGTTGACAAGCCACTTGTATTTCTTTAAATTGTCAATGATACCGACACTGCGTCGCGTAACGTTCCACTTGTAGCGGTGGAGAATGTCTATCCCGGCGTTGATGCTGTCGGCACCCTTGACGCTCGGCACGACATTCCAGCCCATGTTCACAAGCTCGGCAATGCTTTTCATTTCGGCACAGTCTGCAATTATCAATGCACGTCGGCTTATATTGTTTTCCTTGAATTTGCGTGACAGCTCGGGATTTGTCAACCCTGTTTCGTAGATTATCTCATCAGACCAGATTTCTCCATGGGCCAACCTCACTTCTTCCAATGCACTCTCATCGTTCACATATCCGAAGTCGAGGCCGTAAGCACGCATCTTGCATTCCTCCAGCGGTGGGAGTTCGTCAACGATGCGGAAGTCAGGAAACACAAGCCCGGTAATCTTGCCTGTGAGACCACGGGCATAGACGCGCCATAACTCTTTGTCGTCAATAGACTCTATCTTCGCGTGCTCTTCTTGTGTTAGGAACTTGTTCCCACGGTGGTCGCTGATAATCAGCTTGACATCCTTTCGGCCTATGAGCTTGTCATGCACCCAAAAGCGCGCCGAAGGGTTGTAATCAAGGTAGACCTTTTTTCTCGTACGCATAGCAAGCTGCCAATATATATCGTAAGAAATACCATTGGCCTCGTTTATGAATAAATAATCGCGCTTTCCGCTCTTGGCGTCCTGTGGGCTGTCGTAACTCTTGAACTCGATTAAGCTGCCGTTGTGGCACTTGAAGTAATGGTCAGTCTTGTTCTCCATGAATAGACGCTTCAGCTCCTCACAGCTTTCCATTATGGATTGCGTGTCGCGGAGGGCGCCGACCTTCAAGTTAGGCAGGTCTTCTCCAACAACCGTAATAACTTGCCGTGGCGTTTCCATGGCAATGATGATGAGAAGCTGCATAATGCAGTAGGTCTTGCCGCTCGACGTGCCACCTTGATTCACGAATATACGGTAATTGTCATCACAATTGGCATCGAACAATTCACCATTGACCTGCAGTTCATCCATTCCCGCCTCCTTTCCGCTCCCGCTCCTTAACTTCATCCTCAGATGTGGCAGGTGAAATTCCCGTATATTCGTGATTTATCACAAGGCCGCCGTTGATGTCCGCCTTCACGTCCGCCTTGGTCGGCTCATCCCAACCAAGCAACTTGGAAAGCCGTTCTATTGCATCAATCTTGCTGTATAGCTTAACCTCAAAGCCTTTCTCGCTCGACTTCACCGAGGCAATGGCCCGCTGCACGTTCATCGGCAGCGCCGACAAGTCCTTGACTAAGATAGTGGTGTAGTTCTTTCCTTGGTTGACAACGAGGACGTCGGTCACGTTGGCTGTAGCAATGTCACGCAAGATACTCACCGCGTTGTCTTTGGTGAAGTTGGAACGCTGCTCCATTCCAGCGCGTAACTCGTTCAATCTTGCGGCTATCTTGCGGTTGTTAATTAAGTCGAAAGCCATGCGGTTGACGGTCACATCCTTCATTTTTGAACAAGAGTATGCACGGCGGTAAGCCTCAGACGCATTGCCGCATTCGAGGTAAATATTGCAGAACTTCTCTTGTTTCGGCGTCAACTTCATATCTCTGCAAAGATAATAATTTTCTACTTAATAGACGTATAAATTATGTGAAAAGTTAAAGTAGGGGAATTATATCGCTTTCCACGCTTGGAATGTCAACGATTACTTTACTTTCCTTGCCCATTCGATAGCCTGTAAGGGCTAAATTCTTATAGGCTTCAATAAATCTTTTGGTAACGTCATTCATTTTTTTTATCGTTTTATTTGTATAGTCCAAAATAAAGGACTCTCTTTGCACTCGTAACACTACCACTTGTTACTGTACTTGATTAAACTCTCCTCCTATGAGGGTTTATATAACGGGCTCCGTAATGGGTGGTAGACATTACGGGGCTCTTTTCGTGAGCAATCGGTTCTATCAGTGCCAACCGTGCTGACCCCCTCAGACAGCAGCGAGACAAAATGGCTCTTGAGTAAGATGGACACGCAATGAAATTCCTGCTCCGTCCAGCCACCGACGACAGGAGACCCACAAACATAGCATTGCACCGGATGGGAGCCGGAGTCCATGCTTGCCCGCCTGCGGCTTCGTTCCGTTCTGCCTTCCACATTTATTAATAAGTGGAGAGAAAGGGTGGCAATTGTCTTATTTAATTTATACATCTTATGAAAAGAATTTATCTTTCGATAAAGCGAATTGTTAAATATTGAGAATAGTCTAAAATAATGGGCTTTTTATTTTGTTAGTCCAATATTTATGGCTATCTTTGCACACAGAAAGTTAAACATTCCCCGTGCTATAATCACGGGTGCAAAGATAAACATTAAAAACGAAATGGCAAAGAGAAAACCAATAAAACTAAAGGTAGGCGTAATGCCGCAGATAATAGCGGCGTGCTACTGCTCCCAGATGACAGTATGGCGTGCCTGCCATTGGAACGCTGACACGCTGAAGGAGAACGAGGTCAGGGAGTACATATTTACAAACAAGTTGAACAAAAGGTTTTATAGATGAATAGTGTGGACATAAAGCGCATAGCGATTGAAATGGAAAGACTGATAGACGACTACAGGCGTGAACTGCGCCACATGAGGGCCCACGCCCCATACGTTCCGGCATTGTGCCTGGCGGCGATAATAACTGGTGTAATAGGTTTGATAATATCGGCATGACCATGATAAGCGAGGACATACACAAGGCCGGGAACGCGATGCGCGACACGCTGACCGAGAACGTCATCAACGGGATGGCGACAGCAGAGGGCGAGTTTGACTTAGGCGATGGTTTCCTTTGCGTGTCAATAGACCCGACAGGCGCGGACATCATGATATACGACCGCAACGGGAACGAGAAGACCAACCTGCCCAACCTGGAAGATGCCGTGCGCCGTGCGATGCCGACGTATGACGGGGTGGTCGACACGCTGGAGGCGGCCAGAGAAGAGCGGGATGAAGACAGGCTGCTTTACCGTGGCCTGTGCATGGCCGAAGGCTTTAGCATACAGTGGTAAGGATAGTACGATAGGTTATTGTTATAAAGTTAGTTTTGGGTGTGCAAGCGTGCACATAGGGTTTTAGTTTCTAATTGACATTTTTGGCATTGCGGGGCACCTGTGAAGGCAGTCCGCAAACGGGGGCGGGGAAGCGCGCGACAAATCAAAAAGCCTGGACGCGCGGGCCGGCCGGGGTTCGATTCCCCGGGCCTCCACTCTAAATATTGCGTTCTTTGACATATTGGACGAGACACGAAAGCGAAGCCACAGGCGAGACGGCAATCCATGACCCTGTGGCGAGGACGCGAGTAGGGCAAAGAGAGAACATTACAGCCGTGGCAAATGGTGTCCATGTCCATTACAATTGGCGTAAGCGCAGAAGACGGACGCACTGCATTACTACACCACGGCGAGTACATAAATCCCCCGCAGATGGCGCGATGCCGCCGACCGAATCGGCGCGGGGGAACTTTAGCCAAACAAGATAGGCAGTAAGATTGTTTTGTGTGTCGGTGCAACAGGCCTGTGAAGGTGGGTTGCACCATTAATAAAATCATTAACACTTCTCCTGACGCAAACTGTCTGTGAAGACAGGATACACAGCCCCCGCCGCACAACATGGTGCTGCCATTCGATTGGAGCGGGGGCGCGCATTTTAAAACTTTTAAAACGTAAATTTATGGCAATAATCAAGAAAAACGACGTTACCCCGGAACGTCCTGTAATCATCGTGCTGTACGGCACGCCGGGAAGCGGAAAGACGAGCGTGGCCACGACGGCCGACAACCCCCTGCTGATAGATACCGACCGGGGTTTTGACCGCGCCGTGCAGCGCGTTGACACGCTGGAGGCGCACAAGTGGCAGGATATCGACGCAGAGCGAGAGGCAATGAAAGGCTACAAGACAATCATCGTTGACACGGCAAAGGCCTGTCTTGACGATTATCTGTCAGTCTATGCCGTTGAGCAGAATCACAAGCTGAAGACAAACTCACTGAAGCGTTTCGGGCAGATGGCTGACGACTTCAAGAGCTTTGTCAACTTCCTGCGCTCTAACGGCTCTGATATCATATTCATCTGCCATGACAAGGAGACCCAGGAGGGCGATGTCATAAAGCACTCACCCGACTGCACCGGGCAGAGCAAAGACCTGCTTCTTAGAATCGCCGACCAAGTGGGCTACATCAGCAAGGTGAACGGACAGCGCACAATAACATTCGAACCCATGGACAACTTCGTGGGCAAGAACGTGGCCGGGCTGGGGGCACAGGCTATACCTGACGCGACCGATGCCAACTTCACATCATTCATGGCCGGTATCATCACAGACGTCAAGACCGCGATACAGAGCAAGAGCGAGGCCCAAAGGAAAGCAAACGAGCTGCTCGCCGAGCTCAGGGAGGCGACGGACGCCGCAGCCCGGGAAGAGGACGCCGAGGCCATATGCAAGGCGGCAGGACAGCTCCCGCGCCTGTTGCAGAAGCCGTTCTTCAACGAGCTGAAAGCCAAACTTTCCAAGAAAGGGTTCACTTATGACAATGATTCAAAGAAGTTCCTGCTGCAACAGCAAGGCGACGCAGCCTAAGCCACTTGTCAGGGTGACACAGATAGAGGCTTTCCGCCGATGGATGTGCCAGTCTGAACATGACGCTTACGAGATAAGCGAGCAGAGTGTCATTGACAGCATCACCAAGGAATTCACCGGCAACGAGTTCACACGCATCGGCACGGCTTTCCACTCCATCGTGGAAACCGGGTCGCCGGTGTGTGACAAGGTGCCCGCCGGCGTACGCAAGTTCACATACTACGGCAAGCCTTCCGAAGAGCCTGTGCCATGCGGCCGCAGGTTTTCCATCGACGGGCATGACGTAATACTTGACGTGCCGCAATGCAAGGTGGCCCTTGCTTATAGAGACGAGCACCCGGGGGCCTACCATGAAGTGCGCCTGCACCGAGACTTTGGGGAGGCCGTTGTGACGGGTTGCGCCGACATGATAGACGGCATGGAGTTGCGTGACATCAAGACCAAGTTCAGCGTTCCGGCAGATTCAGCTTATATATCCTCATGCCAATGGCGGTATTACATGGAGCTGTTCGGCGCGGACACATTCCATTTTGACCTGTTCTGCTTTGACGGGTACAACAAGGACAAGCACGGCTATGATGTCCGTGGGCTTCCGCTCACACGCCGGGAACCGATAACCGTATACCGATACCCCGGCATGGAGCAGGACAACGCAAACCTTTTGCATGACTTTATCGAATGGGCCGGCGACAGACATTTATTGAGTTTCCTAACAAAAGACAGCATATGAACAACACAATTTCGGGGCGAGTCCACAAGATAACGCCCGTGCAGGAGATAAAGGGGAAGACCGGCAAGAGCTTTTACAAAAGGCTGCTTGTCATCGACGCCAAGAGATACGACCCGGTGACGGGCGAGCCTAAGTATGACAACTACCCCAGCTTTGAGTTCAGCGGCGAGTTGATGAAGTCGCTGGACAACTACAAGCTAGGGGATGCCGTCACGGTGAGCTATGACATCCAAGGACGGGAATTTTACGACCCCGGCACCAACGAGCTCAAGTACTTCAACACGCTGAGGGCATACAAGGTTGAGCCGTACGGGACAAAAGCAGACCACCAGCCGGTTGTCATCAACACCCCGGCGCCACCTAAGCCGACAGCGGAACAGGCTGTTGAGATGATGGAAGGCAATGCCGCCGGAACCAACTACAATGACTTACCTTTTTAAGCAACAGTGACTATGTATTATGAAATAACAACAAAGGTCGTCCGCACACAAGAGGACGGCACCGAGAAAGAGGTGGCCGAACGCTACCTCGCCGACTGTGAGACATTCACGGAGGCCGAGAAGATGGGAGCGGAGACATACGCCGACTACAGCCTCGATGGCGACGTGGTGGCGGTGAAACGCTCGAACGTAAAGGAGATAGTGAACGAGGACGAAGAAAAGGAGCACTACTTCAAGGCCACCATCATCGACACGTTCACTGCCGATAACGGCAATGAGAAGGAACTGCGTTACTACGTGCTCATCCGCGCCAACGACCTCGGCGAGGCAACCGCAAAAGCCAATGAGTACATGCGTCAGGGCTTGCAGGACATGCGGCTCGACGGTATTGTCAAGACAAAGATACTCGAACTGCTCAGATGAGATATGACGAGTTCCGCAAGAGGTTCAACAGCTCCGTGCGCAAGCCTCCGTCTGACGAGGAGCACCGCATTCAGACGGCTTGCGTCCGCTGGTTCAGGCTGAAGTATCCCCACCTTGCCGCACGCCTGTTCGCCGTGCCCAACGGCGGGCGGCGCGACGGCATCACGGGGGCGAGGCTCAAGGAGGAGGGTGTGCTCGCTGGAGTGGCAGACCTCATCCTCCTTGTTCCCAACGCAGACTACCACGCCTTGCTAATCGAGATGAAGACCCCGAAAGGTATGCAGAGAGAGAGCCAAAAGGCGTGGCAGAGGGCTGTGGCCGGAAACGACGACTACCTGTACGTTGTGTGCCGGAGCTTGGAGGGATTCATGAAGACAATTGAAGAATATTTAAATCAGTAAATTATGGTTGACATTAAGTTTTCTTTCAGGCATGAGCCGTCCAACACCCTAACGGCAAGGCATAAGCCACTAATTGATGGTATAGAGATTAACGTTTCTGACGGGGAAAATTCCACTTCTTATATATTAACAAGAAGCGAGGCAGAAGAATTGGTTGACTATATCAACAGGCGGCTAAAAGAGCCGAAAATGGCCATCGACAAAGACCTTTTCTAAATGGATGACGGATATATCATACTGAGCCGTCGTTTCTTCG